CCTTTTAGCTTCTTTAAAGAATCTTTTTCATTTGCATAAATATAAATCAATTCAGGACTTTTCTTACAATAACCATCTGCTTCCCTCAACAAATTTTGTTGAATTTTAGCTATTGTCTTTTCAGATAAAATTTTAACACCAAAAGATTTTTTAGCGTTTGCTTTTTCATCTGAAACTGCTCTTTTCCATATCGCCTCTAATAAAGCTCCCCAGCCCACATCACCGCTTCCGTTGCTATACCTTGGACGGTGATGCTGTTTTTGGTCTGGGTTTTGATAACGTCTTCTGTACATTTTTCATACTCCCTCATAGCCAATAATGCAGCCATCAACTTATTTTGATATTCTTTCTCTTGTTGAATGTCCAAAAACTCTTTGTCGGTCATAAGTCCCCCTACGGATACATTTCTAATACTTTGAGCATAACTAAAAACGCTAGAATGATGCAAACGATAGTGATGTAAAAACAGAAGATGTAGTCTTTCTTATGTTTCTTGTAGTACAAAATAATTCTGTTAGGCCTGGATATTTTCATTAGATTCCTCCTGTTCTTCTTCGATTCGTTCTTGGATTTCTTCTACATACTTTCTTGCTTCGTTTCGTATCTGTTCTTTAGCTTCTTTTGGTGTCATTGCATACCTCCTAACCAAATATATAAGTCAAACACTTTGTCAAGAAATCTTGTGTGATTCATCGGGTAGCCTTTTTTGTTGAGATAATTCAGTAATATTTGTGTGTCTGTGAAGTATGCCAGTAGTGCGCAAATGATAGCAAATCCTAATAATATAAATCCTATCATCTTAAACCCTTTCCGACCTATAGTCTTATATCCAATCCATATAATCAAACGGTTGAAGTGTTTTTCTTTCAAAGTCCATAATCATAGGAAACTCGTAAAAGTTGCAAAGTGTTTCTAGTTCTTCAAGTGTGTTTATTTCTATTTCGTCTATTTCGTCATCTAATACTTTAAATATCATGTCTCCCTCATTTCATCTAATCAATAGCTTCGCATTCTTCTAGTGCTACTACAAAGTTAGTTAAGTATCTTCCCATCTCTGAACCCTTGTCGTATTGATCCATTTTAGAACGAGCATTTTCTATCAGTGATAATCTTTTTTTGTTTATCCTTAGTGCTTCGGTCAACTCTTGCCTTGTTTGGTTTATCTTTAGCGCTTCGACTGCTAATTCTACTGTATCTTTCTCCATTTCCCTTGCCTCCTCTAAGTATTATATGTGGTGTAATCCGGATTGTTCGGTCTGATTCGTACTTGAAATTCCGATCCGTCTGTCATCCGAACAACTAACCCATCCCTAAATCTGCTAGTATACGCCCCTTTGTTATCTTCGAAATTCGATGGTTCTTTAATGTATCGGCTAACTTTGGCTTCTTCAAAAGTTTTAACCCATTCTATCTCAGTCTCTGAGTTGGTGTCTATTTCAAAATCTAGTAAGCCCTGTAGATAATCCTTTGCCTGATATGCTTTCATTTCGGTTACCTCCTGTTTGTTATTATAGTTCTTCTTGGTTTAAACATTTGCGGTTGTTCCAGATTATGTTTACTACTTCTTCAAATGACATATGGTGTCCATTGTTTAAAAATGTTGATCCTTGGTGGTTGAAATAAAAATGATATTGTAAGTTGTTGATTTCAAAAATCTGATTGATTAAATATGTTTGTCCTGACCAGTTGTTTCCGACTGTGCTGTTTAATATTTGTCTTACGTCTTCTTTTGATTTAATCGTATACATTTTCATTTCGTTTACCTCCTTATTGATTATGTATATATTATACTATACTATTTTATAATATACAAGGGTTTCTGCAAATTCTTTTTAAAAGAAAGCCCCCGCCATTTCTGACGAGGGAGGAGGGTAGTGCGAGGAGGTCTATTTTACTATCTTTTTGATTGTAGCTTCATAACTTCCCATAGCAGTAAGTGTCAAAAGTATGGAGTTTAAAAGTAATAGATATATGACGGCTGCCGTGAAAGTTCCTGTAATTGCCTGATATGCTGTTGATACAATAACAGCTATTGCCCAAACTAAGTACCTTGTAGGTATTTTTTTAACTTTGTCTAATAGTGGTTTCAGGAATTGGACTATGAGATTAATAGCAACTACCATCCCTGCAAATGTTCCAATTGATTCAAGTGATAAATATTCGTTCATAATAATCCCCCTTTCTATTTAGGTTTCTTTGGTGTTATTGGTCTTTTTGATGTTCTCGGTTGTCTTGATGTCCTAACTGTCGGGCAGCTTCCTAATCCTCTGCCTGTTCGTGGCCCTTTGCCGCTTGGCCCTGTTCCATCTCCTCTTGGCATGATTATCTCCTTTCTATATAACTTTTCATATTTATAATAAGTTGATCTAAATGTTTGACTTCTAAAGCCTTTATTCTCCAATACTCTTTGTCGTTTGTGATTCCCTCTTCCGCTAGTACATCTAATGCTTTGTCAAACTCTGACGGTTCTATTGTCTTGCCTTGCATGAACGGTGGGAAACGCCCCGTTTTATCGCCTGTAAGCTCGTTGCGGTCAATCTGTATACCGTGGAGCGTTCCATAGCCGTATTGGTTCATAGCATAGCCTCTGATAGCAACTTCTGGAACTCGTGATAGTGAGCGCCAGTAGTCTTTGAATCTTAGCTTATAATAAAGTTGTTCTGATGTCATATAGTTATTGAAGCCTATATAGATTCCAGGTGTAAAATCTTTATATACATTCTCATACCAATAGTTACAAAAGTCGTATATGTCTTGTTGCTTGTTTCTATAGTCTGGGTTTATATCTTCAAGATCAAGGTACAAAATCTTACCTTGTTCGTATCCCTCTTGTTTTGCAAACAAAGAAGCATTAGACCCGTATGTTGTACCAAGGTCTTTCGATGGAAAAATTCCAGGCTTTGCAGGGCAATGCTGCACTAGCCCAAGATCCAGCCCAGCATTCAAAATGTTTTGTATTTCTTTCTTGTCTATGTCTATTCGAGTGTTCATAGAGAACCGCCCTACATATCGTATTACAAAATCAAAAGCTGAACGTCTGAATTTTACAGCGGTTTCATATGATAATTTAGAATTACAGTCAAACCCTCTCATTTTATCCCCCTATATGTATATACGCTCAAACTATCGTCATCGGCTTTATCTAATGAAAAGACTTTTGATAAATCGTTCATATTGAGATATACTTCTCCGTTTTGTTCAATCATTTTAACATCATTGATAGTCCCCAAATCATCAACAAACACTTTTATTTCCTTGCGTTCTGAATAAACGATAATGGTATATGCTTTCATTGTTTTAACCTCACCAACGATATTATTAATCCACTTACACCAGAAATAGCAGCAGCTATTGAAATCCAAATAACCTTAACAGAGTTTTTTCTAAATTTAGTGTTTTCGTTTATGTCTTTAACTAATGGTTCCATGATTTTTCTGCATTGAGTGTTGTCGTGTACATGCATAAACATAACATCACAATCGGTTTTCAGTTTCGGTATACACGACGTGTACCCTTCTACCCTAGCAATTGACGCAACCATCTTCATAAATTCCTCTGTTAGTTTTTCGTTGTTCATAATGGCTCCTGTCTACTTTACTTCTATTTTGCCTACAATATATCTCAAGTCACCTTCGTTTGCTAAATATATCGCTGGTTGTAAAGTCTTGGGGTTAATAATTGATACTTGAATGTCATACTGCCCTGGTGCAATTTGAGGTGTTATTGAAGTCGATATGTCATATGTTCCAGGAATCCATGTTCTGATATCAACATCTACTGTTTTTGAATAAACTATGATTCCGTCACTAGATAAAGATAATTCGATTTTCCAGTCATAATAAAACGGTGCAAGTCCCGTGTTCGACCAAGTCATTTGTATATCCGCCGATGTGTTTATAAATTCTGGATAGGTTATTGATTTTATATAAAGCCTGTATCCAAGTTGGTTAAGCATCGTTTTAAAGTTTATGTCCTCGATACTTCCCTGTGCGAACGCTCCTTGAGATGGTATTCTGAACCATGAACATTTTCCTGCTTGTATCTGTGCTAAAGTTGTTTCATAGCTTTCTGTACCAAACCATGTTGGAGGACTAGAATAACATTCGCCACCAGTCGGGGCTGCTTCCCAAGCACTAGGCATAGCCGGATGATATGACTTGGTGCGCCAATCTTGATACCCGTTTGCAATACCGTTAAGCCAATAATTAGATTCTGAAACATGTCCGAACGCATCACAGTGCAAACCCATTCCGTTATCAATGCCTACTCGTCTAACCTGTCTAACCGAGATAAGTTTATTTGTAAGATAAGTATTATATGCAGATTCATATAATGACGTATATTCGACCGTTGGCAAAGATCCTGCTTCTCCGTGAGTCAAAAAGGTAGTGTGCATTTCTCCCCAGTGCCCTACACTACCCATCTTGAACAGCCACACAAAATCATCGTTATTATATCTGTCAGCGAACGCCTTTATAACTCTTGTGTGTTCTGAAATCAATATAGCGTTTTTATAGTTCGGACTAAACCCGCCATATGCGTCCCCAGAATTTGTGTAATATGTTCCGTCAATTTCGTCATATAACCAGCTAGGAATGTCTGTATGAATCTTAGGTTTTTTAGACCAGTCCATATAGAACATTATCATCATTTTCTTTCCTTCTTCACGCCACTTGCTGAAATTAAACTTTGACTCGAACGATTCCCAATCAAAAACATATTTAGTAGGCTCTAATTCTTTCCATGAAACATACGCAGCAACTAATTCAAAGTCGAAATCGTTAGTTAAGTTATCGCCGTAGTGCATTGCCCCTCTATATGGGTTCTTCAAAACGTCTGTTGTTTCTTCAAAATCAATAGTCTTTTGTATAGGTAACTCAACAGGTGGAACTTCAACCGGCGGTGTTTCTAACATATCAATAATATGGTTCGTGTTTTCTTCTATTCTTTCTTCTATTCTTTCTTCTATTCTTTTTGTGATCTTTTCTTCGATCCGTTCTATAATCCCCATAATACCCCCTAGTTTTTATATTCCATAAATCCCATACAACAATTAAATATATTCCCAGCCGTTGCATTATCCCATGTTGCCGTAACGGTTATATCTAAAGCACCAGTAGTGTCTATTTCAGCAACCGCACAATTGACATTTGAATCTTCCCCATCGATTACCATGTCCATGTGCCAAGCCATTGACCCTGTTGAGGCCGCTTCTCTTACAGTACAAGTTCCTGATATATGCCAACAAGCGTCTGTGAGTTTACCTCCAACGGAAGCTAGTGTGGCTACAGTATTTCCACCAACTTTTACCTGTGTTGTTACGTCCTGTGCACTATTTGAATTATTTATAGAACCAGCCATATACATTTTAAGTATATTCCCAGCAATCCAAGAATTAGCAGGAACAGCCGCAGTGAAAACGGTTGTTTCTGTTGTTGTGTCTGCGGCAACTGATGTTGCAACCTTAACATCACTTGTTCGATCTAAAACTTTTTGCAAAGACTTATTTGTAACATACATCTTGTTCCCAAAGTATTCCAACTTCCCTGCAACAGGAGTCGTTGACAATGCAACAACATCAAGTATAGGCGCTTTCAGAGTAGGTGAAGTATTGTAAACAACTAACCCGGTTCATGTTTCGTCAGATATCTTTGTGGCAAATTCAGCCGAAGTCATTATAGGTATGAACCCTAATGGTAAAACACCATAGGTTGACTGTACGTACCAGTCAGAACCGTTACAAGTTACAATACAAGATTCACCCTCAGCAAGAGAAACTATGGTTGAACCGTCAGATATAGTTCCAACACCTGAATTTATATTAATAAATTTAACTGTGTATAAATCATTATTCGCAGCAGCGCCCATTGTTATTGTAACCGCAGTAGCTTTATTTATCAAAACCGTACCATAGAAACCGTCTGCCAAAGTGTCTGTATCAACAACAGTAGCTATATATTCCCTACTCGCATAAAACATATTCGGTTTTGTGTTTACTGCTACGCTCATAATATCTCCTTATGGTGTTGTTTTATAAAAATAAACCGTTCCCAATCCACTATCTGTATATACATTACAATTTGCTTGGACTAATAAAGCACCAGATGCTATGTTAAAATCTGCGGGTATTGCACCATCATAAATCCAAGTCCCATCACTTCCGGAATCATAATATTGTAATCCTTCAGCATTCGTTCTAATATCTGTAGTAGCTAAATAAAAATCTCCAGTTGAACAGGCTAAATATGTATCACTTCCTATAAGAAATAGTACTTGCTTGGGATATGTTGACGTCAATACAGGTGAATTGTCTAGACCGCCTGCCCATAATTGATATAATGAAACTGTTGTTGCATTTGCCACTACACCCAAACTATAATATGTTCCATTATCCGAATATACAGCAAATATTTTATAAAAATATTCCGTATTCTCAGTAAGACTCGTATCGTCAAACAATTCTAATACCCCCGAATATTCCAAAGTAGCGTTAGCGTCACACCAAGTACGGTCTTTGTTTTCTAATGTTGTAGCATAACTATAAAGTTCTACGCCTGTAAAGTTCAAAGAACTAGGATTAGACCAAGTAAGATCGATTTCGTAATATCCGTTAACCGTAGCAACAAAGTTTGAAACGTCTACTAGAGTAGTTTCAGAAATAAGAGGAATGGTCAAAATGTTCATATGTGCAAACCCTGACGAAATGACAAAATCAGTAGCGGACGAATCCCCTTTTATTTCAATTGTCATTGGTGAAGCTGATATTGGTTCTTCGACTAAAGTATCAGTATACATCATGAGTTCATTACCAGATATGTCTTGTACTGGTTGGAAAGTTCGTGGTGTTCCGTTAACATACGTTTTAAGAGTTAAAGCTATGTCGCCTGTTGAAGTTCCCGAACAAGCAAAGAATATTTTAACGTCAGACTTAATACCTAAACTAAAAGTCTTTGATAAGATAGAAACCTCTGTAGAAGTAACGTCTGTTTGAGCTGTAGAAGTAACCGCATAATCTTTGACCAAATATTTCTGACTCGCATTACTGACATTCCCTGCACCGCCGCCTTTTGCAGCTTGTACAAGTTCGGTCATGAACTTTAAGTTGTCAAGTCCGACCTGTGAGCCAAAATCGGAGTCGTTTTTTTCAATAGCATCTATAACTGCTATCTCTCTATTTTGTGTCTGTGACTGAATGTTCACATTAGTTATAAGATAATAAGTATCTTCGTCTATTCCATACTTAGGAAGTTTTACTTTTAGTTTTGTGAGTGGATCCCAGTCTAAAGAATAAGAAGCGAAAGAAAGTTCGCCTGTCCGATTGTTTTGCTTGAGTTCGTTTGTTGCTAGAGTGACCGCATCTGCTGTCGTTTTTACATTAGAATCTTGTATGACATTACCATATACGCCCGAACTCCAAGTTGACCCGCCCTCAATTGTTTGTCTAGCTGAAAAATTAGAAGACTCTTGAGCCATTCCTACAACTGCTATCCCGTCTTCTCCAACATCACCAATTACATATTGTTTGTTTCTGTAATTTGCAAGTGAGTTTGCAATCTGCATATCATAAAAATCTTTGAATGTACCAGTAGACATTAAATCATGTGACGCTGCTGGCGTGGTAGTCTCTGCTTCAAAGTTCAACGCTTTGTTATTATCAATGTACCATGTGAACCCTGACGCATCCGCTAGTTGATCTAGTATCTCTTTTACAGATGTAATTCCTTTATTATATTGAGTATAATAAGCTCCGTTTTCTATGTTCCCACCAGTAGACAGATTTTCACTATAAGTATCATCATTTAAAACATTGTTCAATATATATTTTACAATGTCACCTGCATAAGAGGTGGAAAATGAAGCCGTGATAGTTCGCCTTTCAGGTATAGAATTATAGCCATCAGAATATAATGAAGACCTTATAAGAGCATCATTGCTATTCCCGCCTGTAAACTCTGAATGAGCGACCTTGCTTATTATACCGCCAAAATATAGGTTGGAATCATTATCATAGACCTTTATATCTTGACCGACTTGAGGTAAATATGTACTAGCCTGTGTCACAAATGTCACGCCGCAAGTATTATTAGCCTTTGACGATCTGTTCAAGTCTACTGTTCCACCCTCGTAATATGCTGTTTTAGTGTCTCCTAAAATATTTATTATCATCTTGCTCTGCCCACTCCTCCGGATTGCCATGTGCTATATACAAGTTCGGCTAATTTACGCCCGTCTCTTTGATCAAAGACTTTTGCGTCATAAAAATTAACAACCATCCCTTTTTCTTGTTTACCCCTGCCAGGTTTCACTTGTGCACCTCTTGGTAAAATAACTCTTTCGGGTCTATCCTCACCAACCATGTATTCATCTGTGTCTGCAATATATCCGCCTGTTGCTTTCCCTTTATTCTTATTGCCACCAAATATACCACCTATAAATCCTGTGACTTTTGATACAGCTCCGCCAGCAACTTTTGCAACGCTTCCTACGACTTTAGCGACTCCCTCGATCAACGGACCTATTATCTTGAATACCTTTTCCAAGATGGTGAGAAATACTGGTAATACAGTCTTTGTCAATGTCTGGATTATACCCATCATAACAGGAAGCAAGTCTTTTGCTAGTTCCAAGAAGATGTCTATTAGAGGCATCATAATAGGTGCAAGCATAGCCCAATATTCAATAAAGAACGGTAACACTCCCTTGACAAGTTCCATGAATATATCAAGGATAGGTTGAACCACAGGTATAAGTTTATTAAACAACTCTATAAATACCGGCATAAGTGTTTCTATAATAGGTACTAGCATGTCAATGAACGGTAACAACACCGAATCTATCAACATTAGAAATACCGTAATTATAGGATCTAGTATTGGTACTAACGCATCTAATAGCTTCAAGAACACAGGCAATAATTTATCTATTAGCACTTGAACAATCGGCATCAATTTTTCAATCAATGGACCTATGAACCCCATTAGTGGAGGAAGTATTTTTATGAACTCTTGTGCTAGATCGTTTATGATAGGCAACAATGGTCCTAATGCTTTTGTAAACAAAGCCCCTATAGTCCTTGTCAATTGATCCATTGTATCAGTCATTTCTACACCTGATTTTATAGTCTTTTCGTCAAGCACAAGTCCTAAATCATTAGCCTTTTGTTTCATTTCGTCAACTGCTCCTGCACCCGCATTAAATAAAGGTGCTAAGTCTGTGGCTGATCGCCCTAACAATTCATTAGCTAATGCTGTTCTTTTGGTTTCATCGTCCATTGCAGATAAAGCGGTTATTGTTTCTTCTAACAAAACTTCTTGGTCTTTTAAGTTTCCATCAGCGTCTGTGACAGATATCCCTAGCTCGTCAAACGAATCTGAATAAGTATCGACTCCTTGTGAAGCTTCATATGCAGCTTGAGATAGTTTCTTGACTGCTGGTTGTAGTCCTTCAACAGAACCACCAGATTGAGATATTGCAAAATCCCATTCTTGAAAAGACTCTGCAGATATACCTATCTTTTGAGACAACTTATCAACACGGTCTGCGGATGTAGATGCTTTTTTTGCCATACCAAACACCGCACCACCTACAGCAAGTGCAGCCGATCCCATAACAGCGGCTCCCTTAACCATTCCGCCACCGGCTTTTTTGAAAGTGCCACCAAGACCACCGGCTTTCTTGTCGATTTTATCTAAGTCTTTTTCAGTTTCTTCTCCGCCTTCTAGAAAGACAGAACCAAAAACTTTAAATATTTCCATGATAACCTTTCACCAACTGTATTTTGCCTTTATAGCGTTAGCTTCTTTGATAATCTGTTCTGTTGGCAATGTACATATCTTAGAACTTCGATTCCCATAAAACTCGTCAAATGTCATGTATGTATCTTTATCAAAATGAGGATACGTTGACGCATATATAGCATGTGCTCTTGCTTCTGCGTTCTCTGCAACGATCTTGTTTAATAACTGCCAGCCATCCTCATAGTCCAGATTCATAATATAGTTCATATCCGAATACCTGGACGCAAACAAATCAATCACATCTATATGCGTTTTGATGTGACTGGCCGGGTAAAAAAACCTGCAATTTTCTTATATATTTCTTTGATCTCTTCCACTAACTCTTCAATCTCTGTGTCTGCAATTGCTTCAACCGTAATGCCTGTCATATCACTAAGCAATACATACAATTCTTTTTCTGCCTTATGGATATTAGTAACAATACCCCATAGCATGTCAGCACCGACCTCGTCTTGTGATTTGCCCTTGAAATCCAGCTTGAACCCCATTTGAGAAACAAGCTTTGAAATCATTGCAATCTGTCGTGTCTTGAGTTTAATCTCCATGTTACCCCCTATTAAATTTTCTATGTTGTTGCGAATTCTACTTTCCAACTTGGAGTAGTAGTTGATGCTTCAAGTGAAGTCGCTGTGAATACGAGTTCGTCCACCACTTCATTCTTGTCCAAAAACTCCCAGTTCAATGGCCCTAAGTTCAATGCATTATCAACTGTAATGGTAATAGCATTGCCACCTTTGGTCTTGCCTATAAACTGAACTTTCTTATAATCCCCGTCTGCAATATCCATATTACCTGTTAATGTCGTAACGCTCCCGCCTGCGGATGAAGTCATTGCCGGATAGAAACTATTGATCGAAGCTGGTAAAAACTCTACAGCTCTCATTGTCAAGGTGTCAATTTCTTCGTCAATCTCGACTCTGCCTTTGACATATCCGTAGTCTCCGTCAAGTGCTAGTTTTCTGTACGTTGGTTCTCTGTGGAAGACACCGCCTCCACGTACTGCGCCTATTGCCGTTAGTGAAGCTGTTGTCAATGCTGCGCCATAATAAAAAACTCCATATCCTAACATAATGTCGCTAGGTACTGCCATGTTAATCACCTCTCTTTATAAATATGTTCTCACTCTGTATCTCAATTGTCGCCTTGCCACGCCCTGCATCCCTGACGGTAAAGATAACCGACTTACTCTATAACAATTAAATGTCGGGCTTCCACCTGTGCCGTACTGGTAATAATTCAGTCCCGTAGGACTTGTATAATCGCCGTCTCCATCAACTGCATCAACCATCTGTTCAACCTGTGTTAATTTTGCTGAGTACCCGACTATATCAACATCTATCATGAAGTCTTCTGCGGGTTCAGTATCATTTGTTGAGGTATATTGAAAATAGATATACGGCACTTTTATAACACCGTCTATTTCTTCACCGTAATAAACACGATATCCAAACGTCAAAAGCCTTGCTCTTATCGCACCTATAAAATCAGTCAGAGCCATTTTTGCCCCCTGCAAACTTTATTTTGTTTACAAGCGATTCGATCTTCTTCGTATTGCTTTCAATTGCTGGAGTCAAAAAAGGTTGTGCTTTCATTTTGACCGTTCCCTTTTCAACGAATAAAGCATATTCAACATTACTACCAAGATATGTCGCCAATTCTTTTTTGTCTACCTTATGAGAAATACTACTTCTCAAATTGCCAGTATCAACAGCCGACCTCAACTTAGCCTCTGCTTCACCAAATATGCCAATAGCTTTCAAGGCTTTTTCCTGCCAGGTATTAAATTCTTTGTTAAAAGCGTTCATGTTCGATTCATAACCCATATTTACCTCATGTTGAAAGTTGATCTATGCCGTTGAAAACTAACAGGATCTCCAAATGGTGATTTCTCTTAACTGGATTGTCTGTGTCTACTACTCTGAAAATAAGACTATCTGCGTCTACGATTCTATGCTTTTTAAGTATCCATGTATTGGTTGAACTGCATCCGATAACATGTGTAACTACGCCTAAATATTGAGCGGCGACCTTTTGTTCCTGACCCGTTACTTTGTCAATCCAGCCCTTGAAAGTTCCCGTATCGCTCCAAGTAGGTTCTGGTGATCCCATTGCTGAAACATTAGTTGATGGAGTTGTTACCGTGAAAGACTGGTCATAAAAGTCTGATATCATACAAACACCGGCTTTCGCCATCTGTTCAAACCTGACATCATAGCCTTAGGATAACCGCTCGCCATGTCTAGTGTATTATAAGTTCCTGACCACCTAGACACAGTTTCAGATGTCAAAGCATAATCGTGATTCGTCAATTTGTAATTTGTCATTTGTGAAACCACGAACTTTAAAGCATCTGGATATTTCACTTTGTTTATCACGATATACAAGGCTTCGTCTTCTGTAACCATCTCTTGAAAGTAAGGTCTTGAGGTTGTTGAATACATAGTCAAAGTAGTTGATGAAACTGATTCGACTTCAAAGAAACCATCGTTATTATACGATCCTTGAACCCTAACCGTTTGACCTGCTTTGAACTGTGAATCAATAAACCCGTCGCCTGTACCATCGTATGTTATAGTATCCGCACTAGTCGTGTTTCTAGTGAACGAAATATCCGAACTCTGCATATATACATTCTCGTCTCTGAAATCATTATTACAATACTCTCTGATGTCATCTTCAATCACAGGAATAAGCCTATCAATAAGACTATCCTGTGAAGTTGAGGTTATTGATAAAAACGCTTTGATTTCAGTTTTAGTAGCTATCATTATTCCTCCTCATATTCTACAGCCACAAAAGTTGCTGCTCCTGTGGTTATCGTAACCGTTAAAGAAGCCCCTACCCCAACATGAACATGCACACCATTACCAGACATAGCGCTCGCCTTTGATGCATACAATTTTGCAAGTATTCCACCATATCCAACGGATGTTGACGTTGATTCAATCTGCACATCTCCAGTATCTGAGGAAGTTGTTACCATAAAATCGTTTACGACTATTTCTGACGTTGAAGAAGTTGGTGTAATCAAAACACTGTTTGCTACATTTGTTGAATACTCAGCCGCCGCAAAATAATGCCCTCTGTGGCTCTGGTGTGTCAAAAGTCTATCGGTATCCATAACCGAGTTTATGTTGACATTTAGACCGCCAGTGTTGTTTTTTATTGATGTAACATCATCTATTCCGTTTACTTTTAACATTCTATCACCTGCTTTTTATGTTGAAGCTAAATATCTGAGAATTACTATGCCCGACCCGCCGTTTCCGGCAACTCCACCCATACCACCGCCACCGAGTCCATCGTATCCGTCATGATGGCTTGGATCACCGCCGCCGCCGGCTCCACCTGCTCCAGCACCCGCTCCGCCGCCGCCGCCGGCATATAATTGACCGAGAGTTTTTTCAAACATTCGGGTAGTCGTTCCTTGACCAGTTCCGGCATAAGTACCAACTCCGTTGCTACCATCAGAACCGCCGGCATCTCCACCTGTGCCACTGCCGCCAGAACCACCAGCACCACCGCCGGCCTCTCCGGATTCGTTGCCTAGACTTCCGCCGTTTGCATAATAGGTCCCTTCGGTATGGAACCAACTTTTTGAGCCGTTTTCTCCTGGAAAGCCGCCGGCTCCACCTGCTCCAACAACAACAGACAAGCTGCCTGCCGGAGTGGAAGAAATTTCGAGAAAAGTATCAGTATAGCCACCGCCACCGCCGCCATAATCTCCGGCACCACTTCCGCCACCACCAACGATGAACGCATCAAGAGACGTAACCCCTGCTGGAACAACAAAAGTACCGTCTTCTAAAAATATTGATGTTACATATTCAGGGTCATAAGTGCCTGCTACGCCTAATAGAGTAACCCCGTCTTTGATGTTACCCTCGAGAACCTTTGCCGCTTCTGCTGCTGATAATTTAGCGGCTCCCGAACCGTTGTAATAGCCCGCCGAAATAGTCGTGCCTGACGTGGTTGTTACTTCTACGTCAGCCGCTGCATTGTTTGGCATTGTACCTTCTATTTTAGTATCTGGATCGGCTGCATAACCAAATTTGCCGTCAAGCACATCACCAGCACCAATATCACCGGTAAGGGTCGAAGCCGTTGGTGTAATTACATTGCCATTTACAGAAACATTGGTCTGTACTTTTGAATCTCCATTTTTAGTTATCATATCAACCTCACAACGTCTTATAAGTTGCTTCTAATCCGTAAGTAATAGCAGAAGACCCTGGAGAAGATTCCCATGTGATGTCAACCTCGTCAGATGCTGAAAACTCAATCGGTCTTGTTGGTTGCCAGTATATGTCTGTAACCGCAGTCAAAGATTCTGACAACAATAACGTGTCATACGCCGCCGCTGTTCCACTGTCGATTTTGACCTGTAAAGATCCAGTTGAACCAGCTGCAGATAAATGTAACTTGACATCTAGCAACGCCCAATATCCTGTCGTAGACTTTACAGTCACCGCTAAAGGAGTTGTTGAAGTTGCTGTTGCCCTAAAGGCACTGACGTTCCCACCCGCAATCTTTGAAACGTCAGCCCATATCTGTGATATTTGTCGTTCTACTCCAAAAGTTAAGCCCATTTAATATCACCTCTTATCCGAATGAATACGGCATTTTGACCACGCCGATAACGCCTGTTGGTGAACCCGTTGAAGCAACTGCTATCGAAATGTTACCCGTGGACTGCATGAATCT